AAGACCAGCGCGAGGCATGACAGTAATCCCAAGGCGATGCTCTCTATGGTGCGCAGCTTAGGCTTGTTTAGCAGTGCGAGCTGCAGGTTCTCCATATCCTGAGACGCTGGCGCTGGGCGCGTTACGGGGGTGTAGTCGCGCCCAATCAGGACTTTGCCTGTGTTGTAGGGCGTACGGCGGTTGTGTTCTGCTGGAAGCATGTTGTTTCTCCTGTGTGTTAATCCCATGGGATTAGGCGTAAAAGTTCAGTTCCATCTGGTTTGGGTGCGCAGCCCTGCGCCTTGCGTGGCTGCACTCGTACACTAAGTCAGTGACGTATTCGGCGACGTCCTTCTCGTGGTCGTCGGCGGACTCGTCCCACTCGATGCCGCACAGGCTTTGCTCGTCGTCTGTCTCGTCCCCACGCTCGTCCAGTGCAGTCACAGTGATGCCGACGTAGTGCCAGTCGTCGTTGTACCAGCCCTGTAGCCACTTGGTCATGCCCCGTGCAATCTCCAGCGCGTAGGCAGGCTCCACACCCTCGCGCTCTAGTGCGTGCGCTGTGCGCATTACGTCGACATACTGACGCGGCGCGTGTCGTGCCCACCGCCCGACTGGCTCCAGCATGCGCAAGCGTGCGACCTCCTCCAGTGAGGGCTCGTACTCGGTGCAGTGCTCCTCGAACTCTTCTGCGTCGCTTGTGTCCCAGTCCGTGTCGGTGTCCATGATGGGTAGTGCGTCGTCACCTGCGTCCTCTAGCGGATGCCTGTCGTCGTCAGGTGATACGCGCACGCGGTACTGCAAGCCGTCCGCGCCTGCCACGTCGTACGTTTTGATGGTGTCGTCATACATCTCGTTTACTCCTTATATATAGTGTCGAACTACAGCGCGCTCTGACAACGGCGACGTGGGCGTACATGTCGCACAAGTCCTCCACCACGCCGCTGCTCACGTCCACCTGCTGCAGCAGGGCTAACGTGTCTGCTATCTTAGCCATTTGCGCCGTCGCTGCAAGCTCTAGCTCGGCTACGCCTTGCGGTAATCCCATGGGATTAGTCGCGGTCATGCTTAGCCTCCCCGTCTTTAGCCAGCGCGTCCAGAATCAGCTTGGACTCTATCTCGCGGTACGCAGTGGCGCTGACGCTGAGCCAGTTGGTCTCGCCTTTCTCGGTTCTGAGCTTGATGCGCAGGGTTTTCATCTCGTACACTGGCAGCGGGGCTACCCCAAAGAGCTGCGCCTCTATGTATCGTTGGTTGGTCTCAGTCATACTTGTTCTCCCGTCGGTTAGTCGGTTATGTCAATAGCGTTTACTTCCCAGTCGGCGTCGTCTGAAATGCCATAGGATTCTCCTGACTCTAGTTCCTCCCATGCCAAATCTTCGGCTTCTCCATGGGTGTCGGCCTCTACGGTTAGCGTGACGTACGATGTGCGCTTCAGTTCTACTGCGTAGGTTTTCATGTTAGCTCCCCTCTACATCTTTGATAGTGGTTGTTATCTGTGAGGCGAACTGGTCGAACTCGCCCACTATCTGAGCGAGTAACTGCTCAGGGGTGCAGTCGTCGGCTACCTCTACTTCTACGTTTTGCTCGTATGTAACTACAAGCGTGGCTGTGTATTTCTTCATGTCGTTTCTCCTTATTTGGTTAATACGTCGAAGTATGTTGCCAGCGCAACAACGCCGGATACTGTTAGTACGACGTAGGTCAGCAGTGCGAACAGCTTGCTGTCGCTGTCTTGCTGGTCTTGGCGTGTTGTTAGTTTGTGCTGTGTCATGTCATCTCTCCAGTGTGTTGTGTGGTTAATCCCACGGGATTAGGCCGTTGCCTCAAGTGCCAGATACCCCGTCACGGTAGCGCGCATATCGTCCACTGGCAACTCGAGCCAGCTCATAAGACTGGTGCGTAGCTCCACGGCATTGCCCCACTGCGCGCGGGCAGGTGTGCCCCACTTATCTTCGGGCAGGTCTCGCGTCGCTATGGTTATGTTCTCGTTAAGGGTGTGCAGGTACGACTTCACGACACAACGCCGTGTGTTCTCCCTGATGCGCGGGTGGTTCACGCCCTGCAGCTTTATAGCTGGTGGTATCAGGTCGAGCGGGCGGCTGCGGTTAAGTGTGGGGTACAAGTAGTTTGCAGGGTCTCGGTCTTGCTTGTGGCACAGCTCGCGCCACGCAGACCTGATGTGCGCTTTGTGTTGGCGTGTTGTCACGCTGTAGTCCTCGGGGCTTAGCCACAGCTCGGTGCAGTCTGACACTTTGTTTAGCACAATGTGCGCAATTGCGGTGCTGTAGCTGTATATGGTGCGGCGCGCCTCGAACGTGTCGTATGCGCTGCTGGAAAGCGAGGCCGTGGAGCTGGCGATGACGCTCTTGAAGTTAGAGCCTTTGGCGGTGCGACCGCGAACGAAGCCCTGCGCAACAGCGTGGTTTGCTATAGTCATAGTGATTTTCCTAAGTGAACAAGTGAACAAGTGAACAAGTTAGTAGGCAGTTAATCCCGTGGGATTAAGCACCTGCACACACCAAGGTGGCCGCTAAGGGTTTCTCGATGTATGAGTACATTGTAGCATTATAGTGGCCACGTGTCAAGTCGAGTGAGGGTGGATAGATGGCTTGGTAGCGGGGCTGGCGGCAAAATAGACAGAATTGAAAAAATAGATCGTTGATTTTGCTAGGAATAGACAAATAGATTGTTTTTTGGAGAAGAGAGAAGTTCGGAAATCTGGGGTCTGAACTATTTTGAGATTGGGGGAGTTTGAGAAATCCGAGTTCTAAAATAGCCATCTATCTATCTATTTAACTATTAAAAATATATATATAAGAGTCAGTTGCTTTTTGCATACCCCCCACCCCCGATACATCGTTGATTTTAAAGGATTAGACAGTTTTATAAGTTGTGGGTATGTTGGTCAGTGCACGTTTTCGGAAAATAGTTGCTGAAAATCCATAGACAGAAAACAAGAACCTAGGTTTCATGCGGGTTACGCTGTCTATTTTTTTTCCCGTCTAAATTTTTCTTGCACGCTTCTCACTGCCGCTTTCGCATACTGGGGGGAGTATCCAGCGCATGCATCGGGCTCATGTATCGAACTTGTTTTCGACGTGGCCTCATGTATCAAGTGGGCTGCGTAATCCCATGGGATTAGTGCCTCGACACCATGACAGTAGTTAGTGCGTCCCAACCATGACAGTAGTTAGTGCCTGCGCAGCATGATAGTAGTTTGGATAGGCTCAAAAATTTCGAGCGAAAAGAAACCGCCCTTGCGGGCGGTCTTGGATTTAGACGCCAGTTATAGCGCGCCCTTTGATTGCCTTGTTCAGGGTATAGCCTTTGCCAATAAGCGCCGCCACGATACGCGGGTGAAATACGCTATCGCCTAAATATTCTGGCAACATGTCAAGCCACTCAGAGAACGCGTCAACGGATAACATGTCAGGCGCGCTTTGCGCTTTTGGTTTGGCTTCGCTGGCGGGTTTGGCTTCGCGAGGTTTGACCGTGCGCCCGATGTCATGAGCTTCGCGAACCTGACGCGCAGCAGCTTTTAAGTTGTGCTTGCTCATGTCTACGGCTTGCGCTGCGGTTGTGCTGGTTTCCATCTTGCCCTCTTTGCCTACTACGTTAACTACAACTTCAGTTTGTCCGCACGCCAATAGCGTCAACGTGTCACTGAATATAGCCTTGACGTTATGGTCTTTAGACAATTCTGCGCTGTACGCGCTCATGATAGCGCCGATGCGCTCGCGCAAGGGTAGCGTGGCGTCTAATTGTTCGCTGGCCAGTTTGGCAGCTTCGCGCGTCTTGGACAACATAGACGCGCTCGCGGTCACTGCACTGTTTATGGCGCGTGCTACCGCTGGCAAAACGGGCGTGACTTTGACCGCAGCAGCGGGCGTGACTTTGACCGCAGCAGCGGGCGTGACTTTAGCGTTGATAACGGATGTCATGATAAATTTTCCTTAAACAAGTATTGGCGAGAGCGCCGCATGCCAACAAAGGTTCTCTTTTCGTTGGCATGAGTTATTATAACGCCAAACGCGCCATGTGTGCAACATAATATTATCGTAATCCCGTGGAATTACTGGAGTTTATGACAGTAGTTCAGCGGCGCGGTCGCGAGGCGCGGACATCATGACAGTAGTTGGTGGTACCCCCACCCCCTCCACCCGTCCATAGGGGGTACCCCCCGGGGTATATGATCTGTTCCGCGTAACGCGACCCCTAATTTTTACAAGTCTATCTTTTCCACAACATCCCAGCCACATAAATTGTTTATCCAGCCACGCCCCCATTGACACACCACGAACATGTGGTACATTGGCAGCCATGAACCGCTCCATTAGCGCGGACGTATTTCTTAGGGATTTAGCTTTAGCTGTCGCAAGAAATCAGGTCGGGGCCAATGCCCCGGTGCATGAAGTGCTAGCTGCTGAGGGTATATCCCAGCAAGAATACGACGCCATAAAAACCAACCCCACGTTCACAGGGTATGTGACGACGTACGTCAATGAGCTGACCGACTCCGGCTTTTCGTTTGCCGCGAAGTGTCGACTACTTGCTGAAGACCTGCTCAAAGACAGCTACCAGATGGCTAAAGACGTCGACATACCTGCAGCAGTGCGGGCTAAGATCGTCGAGAACTTGGTCAAGTGGGGCGACCTAGAGCCGCGCAAGACTGTGGAGACACAGACTGGTGCAGGGTACAGCATCACCATCAACATACCCGGTTCCGCGCCGACAACCGCCAAAGGCATGCACATAGCCAAGGCAGATGTTGTAGACGTACCCACGATCACGCTACCCAGCGCAAAGAAGAAAGCTCTGAGCAATATCTTTTTAGATGAGCCAGAGGACTACCAGTACGCTGGGGAAGACCACCTATGAGCACACAATACGCACCGGTCGAAACGCTCGTGCCGTTTTTCTTGGCCGAAGACTTCTTGTCTCTGGTATGTGGACCAGTAGGCTCCACCAAGACGACAGCCGGTATCGTTAAGATTCTGTACCACGCTAAGCGCATGGCGCCGTGTAAGGATGGTGTCAGGCGTTCTCGCTGTGTGTGGGTTCGTAACACACGCGAGCAGCTGCGAGACACGAGCATCCCCGACGTGCTCAAGTGGTTCCCGGATGGTATGGCAGGCTCGTTCCTCAAGACCGAGTACAAGTTCTTCCTGAAGCTAGACGACGTAGAGTGCGAGATATTGTTCCGAGGTTTGGACGACTCCAACGACGTGCGCCGACTGTTGTCTTTGCAGGCCAGTTTTGCCGTGCTTGACGAGTTTCGAGAGATTAACAAGGACGTGTTTGAGGCGCTCCAAGGTCGTCTGGGACGTTATCCTGACGGTATGATGGTGCCGCATAAGCCCGAGTGGGGTAATGACGCAAAGGGCAACCCCATACAGGGCTGCGTGACTGACGACGGCAAACCCAACAGCCACTTGTGGGGGATGAGCAACCCGCCAGACATGGACACGTTCTGGGAAAAGCTGTTGATTGACCCGCCAGATAACTGCCACGTAACGATTCAGCCGTCGGGTATGAGCCCAGAGGCGGACTGGATTCACCTGCTCCCCAGCAACTACTACGACAACTTGGCCAAAGGCAAGACGCAGGACTACGTCGACGTCTACATCCACTCGAAGTTCGGCAAGTCCCTTGCCGGACAGCCCGTGTTCCGTAGCTTTGACGCGGACTTCCACGTCGCCAAGAAGCCGCTAATACCCATACTAAACGGCCTACGGCCTGTGCTTATCGGCATGGACTTCGGCCTGAACCCGTCGGCAGTAGTCGGGCAGATAGACGCGCTGGGTAGGCTGCTGATATACCGCTCACTAACGGCAGACGGTATGGGGCTGCTGCGCTTCTTGCGCACGATACTGAAGCCCGAGCTGTCGATGACATTTCCGGGCGCGCCCATCCTAGTTATCGGGGACCCGGCTGGCACTGCACGTTCGCAGACAGACGAGAAAACCGTGTATGACATCTTAGACCAAGAAGGCCTCCAAGCGCAACCGGCATACACCAACAGCATCATTGCGCGTATTACAGCGGTGGAGCAGTTCCTCAACAGGCAGGTTGATACCCGCGCTGGCTTTCTGGTAGACCCGTCCTGCAGACCGCTCATTAACGCGTTTCGTGGCCAGTACCGCTATAAGCTAAAGACCAACGGCGAGCTGGAAGACAAGCCCGAGAAGAACGACGCGTCGCACATCGCTGACGCTATGCAGTACCTAGCCCTGCACGCCGATGCGCAACAAGGCGGGAAGTTTTCCAAGCGCAAGGCACATGTTGTTGAGGAAGCTAGCATGAACGGCTGGATATAAAGTTGGACAAAAGGGGTTGTGGGTGTAGAATCTAGCGAGGTACACCCCAACTGTGGAGGCCGTATGGCTACTAAGATCACAAAATCTAGCACCGTGTATTCCGAAAATCCAAAGATGGATACGTCTGGAATCCGTGCATCCCGCCCCTCTTACGCCTTTTTTGGCAAGCCAGCAGCGCCGACTGTTGTGACTGGCGGCAAACTGTACATGGAAGCCATTGAGGGCGCAGGCGGCAAAGTCGGCGCAGCCTCCAGCCCAGCCAAGCTAAAAGAAGCAGCCAAACTTGTTGGTGAAGGTTTTGGGAGCTCTAGCGCCGTCGAGGCCGTCATGGGCAGTCGCCACTACGACAGAGCCGACTGATTATGGCCGGACTCATCGTAGTAAAATCAAACAGCCAGCTTGACTCGGAGGACGCTGCTAAGGTGTCCGCGACACAGGCCGCCGCGCGCCAGCAGATTCCAGTATTGTCAGGCTTAGCCGGGCACGTCCGCAGGTGCTGGGAGTCAGCGCGGGACGCGAAGCAGCCCATTGAGCGAGCCATGCTGCGCGCGCTACGCCAGCGCACGGGTGAGTACGAGCCGGACAAACTTAACGAGATTCGCAAGACGGGCGGCTCTGAAATTTTCATGATGCTGACCGAGACCAAGTGTCGCGGGGCTGAGTCTTGGCTGCGCGACATCTTGCTTGACGAAGGCATGGTACCGTTTGACGTCAAGGCAACACCTCTGCCGGATATGCCACCAGACTTCACTAAGAAGGTGACAGAACTGGTGTCGAAGAACGTGATCGAGGCCATCCAGAGCAACCAGCCGCTGGACGAGGTCCTGATGGATACGTTCCGCGAGCAGGCGGAAGAAGACGTGCGCGTCAAGCTGATGGAAGACGCAGCAGACCGCATGGAGCGCATGAAGCGGCAGATCACGGACCAGTTCGTTGAGGGTGGCATGGTAGATGGCTTTAACGCCTTTATCAGCGATCTGGCTACATACCCTGCGGCTATTCTCAAAGGCCCAACGGTTCGTCGCGCACGCCAACTTGATTGGGCGCAGGACCCAGACGGCAGCTACCAGCCCAAGGTCACCGAGAAGTTGATTCCGACCTATGGTCGCGTTGACCCGTTTCGCTACTACCCTGAGCCGGGCGTCACACGCCTGAAAGACGGCTACTGCCTCGAACACCACCGCCTCACCAAAGCCGATCTGTCAGACCTCTTGGGCGTGCCCGGGTATGATGATGGAGCCATTCGCGCAGTATTGTCCGAGGGCAGCAACAACGAGTGGCTGTGGAGCGCAGAGCATACCAAGTCTGACCTTGAGAACAAGTTCAGTATCTGGCGCGAAGACAGCAACAAGTTCGACGCGCTAGAGTTCTGGGGCGCTGTAAGCGGCCAAGACTTGATAGACTTCGGCCTTGATGCCGACGAAGTGCCAGACACCGCTAAGATGTACGACGCCTGTGTGTGGCTCGTCGGTCGCTGGGTTATCAAAGCGACACTGAACTACGACCCGCTAGGACAAAACCCGTACCACATGACGTCAGCCGTCAAGCGCCCCGGCGCTTTGTGGGGCGTTAGCTACCCTGAGTTGATCGAGGACGTACAGGCCATGTGTAACGCAGCGGCTCGTGCGCTGGCGAACAACATGGGTCTGGCCTCTGGCCCGCAGGTCGAGGTCAGCGTCGACCGTCTAGCTGAAGGCGAGAAAGTCACTAAGGTATACCCTTGGAAGATATGGCAGACTGTGTCTGACCCCCTTGGTTCTGGCCAAGCGGCGGTTCGCTTTAACCAGCCTGACGACCGTAGCGGTGCGCTGCTAGGTGTCTACGGGCAGTTCGCGCGGATGGCCGATGAGCAGTCGGGTATACCCGCATACGTGTACGGCGACGGAGCAGTGGGTGGCGCAGGCCGCACGGCTTCAGGGCTGTCCATGCTTATGGGCTCCGCCGGTAAAGGCATCCGCCAGACCATTATGCACATCGACTTCGACGTAATCGGCCCCATCGTGCGCGCCCAATACAACTGGAACATGCAGTACATCGACGACCCCTCGATCAAGGGCGACTGCGAAGTCGTTCCACGTGGCGCTGTCACACTGGCAAACCGCGAACAGCTCAACGTACGCCGAGTCGAGTTCTTGCAGGCAACAGCCAACCCAATCGACTCGCAAATTGTGGGCCCCATGGGACGCGCGGCTATCCTGCGCGAAGTTGCCAAGGGCCTCTCAATGCCCGTGGACGACATCGTACCTACGAACGAGTCACTGGAGGTCCGCCAAGCTCTGCAGCAAAAGCAGCAGGAGCAGCAGCAGGCCATGCAGGCGCAAGCCCCAACAAAAGCCCCAGCCGAAGTCGGCGCGGACGGCAACCCACAGGGCGGCGGCGACATGGGCAATACAGTGTCAAATCAAATAACGGGCAACGGCGGCGCTTGACACAGTGCTGTTTTGTTGTATAGTTAACCAACTTTAGAGGTGTTTCAACCGTGAGACTGAAACTTTCAGACGACGAAGCAGTAATGCTCAAGCAGATTGGGAAGCAATACCCCCGCTTCCTACCTATGCTTGAGTCTATGCGCACCGCCGAGCTGGAGCTGATGGCAACCGGCACCGACGAACACTTCAGCACCTACAAAGGCCGGGTGCAGTGTCTGACCGAAATTCGGCAGATCGTACGGTCCTAACTCCTTAGCAAGAAAGCAAGGTTCAAAATGGCATTACCATCTCAACTACAAGAGCAAGTCGACAACGCGAAAGTACTCGCGGAGCAGCTTTATGGCAAGGACAGCGACACTGCAGACGAGTCTGCGGGCGATGCTGGCGATGCTGACGGCGGCTCACAAGAGGACAATTCGGCTGAGTCACAAACTCAAGCAGTTGCAACCCGCGAATCTGAGTCCACTCCGGGCGAGGAAGAGAATAACAGCACGTATGCTCAACGCTGGCGTTCGCTACAGGGTGTCTACAACGCGCAGAAACGCACGTTGGACGAGACTACTAGCCGCCTGTCGAATATGGAGCAGTTGGTTTCCCAGATGCAGATGGCACCGCAGGCGAGCGCACAGCGCCCGTCGCACGTCACAGACACAGACGTCTCCGAGTACGGGCAGGACATGGTAGAGTTCGCTCGCCGCGTCACCCGCGAAGAAGTCGTGCCTTTGGCTCAGGCAGTGCAGCAGCTAATGGGTCGAATCGACCAACTTCAGGGTCTTGCACCAGCCGTACAACAGGTTGTACAACAGCAGGCTGCAACGACGCACGAGAAGTTTTACGCGGCGCTGGGTAACAGTGTGCCTGATTGGCAGAGCATCAACGAGAACCAAGGTTTTCACAACTGGTTGTTGTCTACAGACCCGATATCGGGTTTTCAACGCCAGACGCTCTTGACCGACGCGCACGACAGTCTCGACCTCCAACGTGTAGTGAGTATCTTTTCGACGTGGAAGCGCGAGAACGGCATTGCACCGGCTCCTCAGGGGGCTGCACGTCCAAACAGCGCCTCAAAACTTGAGCGGCAGATTGCACCGGGTCGCACCGGTGGAACTACGCCCCCTTCATCTCCTGAGAAGAAGCAGTGGTCTCGCGCAGCGATTGCCACGTTCTACAAAGATAAGTTGGATGGCAAGTACAAGGGCCGCGAGGACGAAGCACGCAGCTTGGAGAGCGACATCTTTTTGGCCCAGCGTGAGGGACGAGTGTCCTAAACGCCGCTTATCATTTTTTGTTTTTAGGAGTCTAAAATGGCTTTTCCAGTAAACGCCGCCAACGGCGCCGCCGCTTACACCGGCAGTTTTATCCCTGAGATTTGGTCAGCTAAGCTGATCGAGAACTTCTACGACGCCACCGTCTTAGCAGCTATCTCTAACACCGACTACGAAGGTGACATCAAGTCTATGGGTGACACGGTTAACATCCGTACCACCCCTGACTTGACCATCCGTTCGTACGAAAAGGGTATGACTCTGCAGTTGGAGCGCCCAGACAAGGCAAAAGTCCAGTTGCTTATCGACCAAGGCGAATACTTCGCTGCCATCGAAGACGACGTGGACAAGGTTCAGGCGGACATCAACTTGATGGACACATGGGCTAAGGACGCATCTGAGAAGATGAAGATCAAGATCGATCAAAACGTGTTGGCTGGTATGTTGACTGGCGTTGCCGCCACCAACAAAGGCGCAACCGCTGGCCGTATCTCTGGCGACATCAACTTGGGTACCACCGCAGCTCCTGTAGCCGTCACCAAGACCAACGTCATCGACTTGTTGGTTGACATGGGTACTGTGTTGGACGAAGCCAACGCACCCGAGTCTGGCCGATTTATCGTTATTCCCGCCAAGATGGCAGGTCTTATCAAGAAGTCTGACCTAAAAGACGCGTCTATTACTGGTGATGGCGCTTCCATCGTCCGTAACGGTCGCTTGGGCATGATCGACCGCTTTACCGTGTACACCAGCCACAACTTAAACGTGGCTAGCGGTAAGTTCGATATCATCGCGGGCCACAAGATGGGCTTGACTTTCGCATCACAGATGACTGAGATGGAAAGCCTGCGCGCAGAGTCTACATTCGGCAACATCATCCGTGGTTTGCAAGTGTATGGCTACAAAGTCGTCAAGGGCGAAGCTCTTGCTACTGCTGTAGTAACGCTGTAAGAGAAAGGGGCTTCGGCCCCTTTTTTGGCACTGGGGCTATACGCCCGACTGTCGCAGATGTAGAATAAGGCACGGCTATAGCAGCCGTGCTTTTTTGCACACGAAGGACAAAATATGCGGTATCTCCGACATACACAAGACGGCACGATATACGAGTGGAACCCCATTCTCGCCAAAGACACGCTCTGTGAAGAGGTCACCGAAGCACAGGCCTATCCTGATCGAGCACCCGTAGCTGCTAAGGCTGTCGCCAAGCCTATCAAGAAGAAGGCCACTGGCACGGTGTCGCAGTACACCGAGGAAGACCTACTAGCCGAGGCCTCACGAGGCATGCCATGAGCTTTACCGTCGCTGACATCGTAATTGAGGCGCGCGAGCTCCTGCTCGACGAGATGACGCCATACCGGTACAGCGACGACTACATCGTGCGCAAAGTAAACCAAGTCCTAAAGCGGATGCTGGTTGTGCGCCCGGATTTATTTATTAAGATCACACCACTAATTACCGTGCCCGGGGCGCTGCAGAGCGCTCCTACGGAGTCCATGCGTTTCATGGACGTGCTGGCCAACTCGCAGGGCCTTGTGCCCAAAGAAGTAGATCAGCAGGCGCTGGACGTCATGTTCCCCAAGTGGCGTAACGGCTATACTGGCCCAACGACCATATGGATGCGCGCGCCGCGCGACCCCAACCGATTCTACGTGTATCCAGCTTCGGCGGGTGGCGAGCAGCTAACGGTTGCCTACGCGCAAACACTGCCGAACTACACGCTCGCGCAGGTGATTGAGCTAAGCGACGCGTACTTGCCAACCATCCTAGACGGTGTTTGCTGGCTGATGGAGTCACTTGACGCTGAGCACGTCGAGTCAGGCCGCGCACGTATGTTCCAAGAGTCCTACACTACTTCGCTGGCTAGCGGCTTGTTGTCTCGTGCAGTTGCAGACACGGCTGACGGCGGCGCAAGCAAGACCACTAAATAAGGCGCACCATGCAGAAGTTTATTGATACGGCAACAGCCGCCGGGAACGGCGGTGTACTGACGCCCCTCGGTAACGCCACCGTAGACGTGTTTATCACGGGCACAACCACCCGCGCTTCGTTGTACAGCGATAACGGCGTTACTGCGAAGTCGAACCCGTTTACCAGCACAGCCACGGGAGCGGTGGCGTTCTATGCGCCGGATGATCGGTACGACATCGTCGTTACAAAGGCGGGGTTTAGTCCCGTAACCGTGGCTGACGTCATCTTAGAAGACATCGACGACAGCGTAATAACAGACATCTCCAACGCAGCCATCATAGACAGTTCGTTTAGCAACGGCACTGTTGTCGATAGCGCAGTTCAGAGCTCCACACTCTCTGCCAACACGATTGTTGGCGGCACGCTGGCAGGTACAACCGTCAGCGGCGTGGGTATTAGCGGCTCCACGATAGCTACGTCAGCCATTACTGGCGGCACGGCGTCCGGGGTGGCAGTCACTGGCAGCACTGTCAATAGCTCCCCTGTTGGCATTAGCGCACCCGACCGGGGGCGCTTTACCTCCGTGCAGCTTGCCTCTGGTGCGACCGGCACTATCGGCTTTGGTGAGATTCGCCTAAACACCAACGAGCTAACGCTTGACGTTGGCCTCAGCGGCGGCGTAGTGGGCCAGATGTTTGAAGAGACATTTATCGCGTTCACCAATAATACATCCACGCTAATGACCTCGGGTCAAGTGGTGTCGTTTGACGGCGTGGACAACACCAACTCTATCCCCTATGGGCGGCTGGTAACAGCTACTGACACGTACGAGCCGATGTACACCATCGGCGTGGTGACGCAAGATGTAGCGCCAAACTCCTACGGGCGGGCTACGACGCTGGGCAAGGTCCGCAGCGTCAACACCACAGGATTTCAGTTTGGTGAAGTGTGGGCAGCGGGCGACCTTGTCTACGCCAGCCCCACGGTGCCGGGCGGACTCACGAATATCGAGCCTGCGGTCCCGAACCAACACATCCTGATAGGCGTCGTCCTACGCGTCGGCGCCACGACGGGCACGCTGCTTGTGCGCCCGTACTTGTCAGACCACCACCACTACGGCGCATTTAGCAGCAGTGTAAGCCAGACGCTACCTGCGGATAACACGGCCTCTGTAATAACGTACAACACTACCGACATCGCCAGCGGCATCGCACTGATTAGCGCGTCGCGCATCACACCTAACCGACCCGGGCTGTACCGCCTCGACTTTCGCGCGCAGCTGAACAAGCCGGGCGGCTCAACCGCCCAGTTCTGGGTGTGGCTGCGTAGGAATGGGGTAGACGTTCCCGGCAGCACTAAGACGCTGACTGAGAAGGGTGGGCAAGGGCACGTTGTAGCCGCTTGGGGGTACACGCTCGCCGTTACGGCTGGCGCGTACTACGAGTTGGTGTGGGCTTCTGACGACGCTACGAGTATCCTCGAAGCAGCCGCGCCGCAGGCGTTCTGCCCCTCAATTCCGTCTGTAAGCGTAAGCATTCAGCAGATTCAGTAAGGCACCACGATGGCTATTGTCTTAACTCCCACCGTCAACACCACCCAGTCGATTTTGTTCGACGACATGGTGGACGATATCGCTCCATACGTCCCAGCTTGCCCCGACCCTGTAATAGCGCGCACGGCACACAAAGTCATCTCTGACATGTGCCAACGCGCCAAGGTATGGCACGAGGACTTCCTGCCGGTCGACATTAAGGTTGGGCAGGTAGCCTACCCCCTGCTGCCACCCGTGGCGAACGCCGTGTGCACGGACGTTACCTCGGCGTACACGCTTATCGGGGGACGCAAGACGGTGCTCACGTGGGAAAAGCTGACCGCCGTCAAGCAGCGTTTTGCCGACTGGCCCGAGGGCTCGAGCGGTTCTCCGCGCCACATCACTAGCGCCACGCTGGGCGAGGTGCTGCTGGCACCAGTACCGGACGCAGTCGGCACGCTGAACTTGCGCGGGTATCTCCGCCCCTCTGCTACGGCTACTGGGTGGGACTTGGCCCTCTACAACGAGTTTCAGCGCGTAATCTTTCACGGCACGATGTACGACCTTATGCTGATGAACGGACGCGCGTGGGCCGAGCCAAAACTGGCAGCGCTCCACGGCAAACACTGGACGCAGCTTCTCGCCTCAGCACGTGACCGCGCACTACGCGGCTACAACACGGACGACTTAGCCGTCCAGATGCAACCTTTCGCATAAGGCACTCTATGGCTGACATTAAATTTACAAACTTTGCCCAGTCAACGCTGGCTGCCGGTGTTGACGACGAGGCGGTCACTATCGCCGTTGAGCCGGGGCAAGGCGCGCGTTTCCCTGCGCTGACCGTTGTCGGCGACTTCTTCTACCTGACGTTGGAAAACGCCTCACTAGACCGCGAGATCGTTAAGGTTACGGCGCGCTTGAACGATGCCATGACAGTAGTTCGTGGGCAGGATGGCACCTACGCGCGCATGTGGAACGCTGGTGACCCAATTGCTTTGCGCATGAACGCCGCTGCGATTGAGCAGATGTTCAACCAAGTGGTCCGCCGTGCAGATGTAGATGGCTCAGCGCTGATTCCACAGGGCACGACCGCAGAACGTGGCCTAACCCCCGCAGCAGGCTACCTTCGGTACAACACCGACTTAGAGCAGTTCGAGGGCTACAGTAACCTGACTGGTTGGGGCCGCATAGGTGGTGACGCCACTAACGCCGAGCTAGAGGCCCGCGCGGCTCGTGATGAGGCCGAGGCAGCACAGGCCGCCGCAGAAGCTGCAGAAGGAGCTGCAAGCGCCGCTCAGACTGCTGCGGAGATCGCAGCTGCGTCCATCAACATCCCCAACTCGCTAGCGGGCGAAAGCTCGAACTTTCTGCGCGTCAAGGTCGACGAGACTGGGTACGAACTTGTTTCCTCTGTCGCGCGCCCCACGTTTTACGGCTTCAAGCTGAGTGCGGATAAGGCGTCGCTAGTGCACACTGTGGGTACCGACGACTACGATGTGGCGGAGTATACTACGTGGGCTATCGGCGACGGCGTCTCCTACAGTATCGTGAACAACAATCTGGTGATTAACCTATGAACATAGACATTAGCCAAATCGGGTACCGCTGGAAGGGGCTCTACAGTGAGTTCCTAACGTACAGCGATAATGACGTCGTGTACAAGAACGGCGGCGCGTATGTCGTGCGCAACGGTGTGCTTGAGGCGTTTGCGCTGGGTCAGCAGGAAGCTACAGCGAAGGGGCATCTGCTCACAGGCGGGGTATCCGTTGGCGGCTTTGGCAACATGGCTCTGCACTCTAATGGCGCTGGCGGAGTCGAGTTTCGGTTCCAAGACACCCGCAATGGCACGCTAGCAACCGGCCTAGCTGACTGCTACCGCCCCGGCCAGTACTACCAGTCGCGTCACTCTATGGCCGCGTTTATGCACGATGGCTCTATGCGCTCTTGGGGCGCGGCGAACGACGGCCAAGGCGGCGCCGGTGACGCAGGCGACATAGGCCGGACGAGTCCCACCAGAGTCGCTTTCCCCCCGTTTACTCCGCGCGTTGTCAAGATGCTCATTGTGTGGGACATGTGGTACTACGTCGATGCTGAAGGCGGTCTTTGGCACAGCGGCGCTAACGTGCAGAACATGGCGGGGACTGGCTCACAGAACAATATCCCGACCAAGATAAACGGGTACGGCGACATCGCATCTTCCACCAAGATCGTCGATATTGTCGGCGCCATGGACTGGTATGGCATACGACAGGCGTTTGCAATCGATGACCAAGGCCGCGTGTATGGTATCGGGAGCAACAACAACAACTCGCAGGGTATCACGGGCACGTCCCCTACGCCTCGGATTATCCCGTTCACCATCGACACACCTATCGCCAAGGTTTTCTGCGGCGGCGGCAACTACGGGGTTTCGGCGTTTATCAGCCGCGAAGGGCAGATGTGGACAGCAGGTGAGGATAACATGTCGCACGGGCCCATAGAGTACCCGCACCAGCTGTTTCACCCGTGGGGGTTTGACAAAGCAGTTAAGGAGGTTACCTATGCGGAGTCGGACGGCCACTGGGACCCGGCGGCCCAGTACTACCGTGGCGGCACTATTCTTCTAGAGAATGGCGACCTGCACGCGTGGGGCAGCAACGGCGCCCAAGTCAGCCACGGCTTCGGCATCAACTATAACGCGGCTCTATGGTACACCAACTACGCGGACTACCCGCCGAAAATTCTATCTGGCGTTGCAGAAGCAGTCCTGATTACTGGCGGCTACGAACGCATGCTGGCTCGTATGACTGATGGCACTGTGCAGCACACTGGCACCGACAGCAACGGCGCCCTCGGCGGCGGCGGCGGCAACCGCACCACGTGGGCGACCATAGGCGGGTCTGCGCTAACAAACGTAGCCCGCATGAAAGCGTTCGGCGCACGGTACGGTGGTACGGCGTTCGCGCTGCGTACCGACGGCACAATGGTTGGGTGGGGCGGCAACAGCAGGGGCGCCCATGGCGTGGGGGACAACAGCAACAAGATACCAGAAGGCGGCGATGTCCTGCTGAACAAGACCATTGTCGACTTTCAGGTCACCGGTAATGTTTATGACGCTACGATTGATTGCACGCTGCACTGCCTGACTTCGGACGGACAGGTCTACTCCTGTGGCAATGGTGCCTACGGCATCAACGGCGACGACGATTCCGAAGACACATACGTCCCCCGCCAAATCATTTTTTAAGAGGTACATACAATGGCAAGCATCAATCTAGGCAAGATCGCCTTTAGCTGGAAAGGCCCTTACAATGCCGCAACAACCTACGCCAAGCAAGACGTCGTCGAGTCCGGCGGCAGCAGCTTTATCTGCCTCCTCGACGGTACAGTGGGCGTTGTGCCAGTGGTGGGCGCGAACTGGGCCCTATTCGCGCAAGGAACAAGTAGTGTTACCACCGCCGCAGGGGAACTGATATACAACAACGGAACCGGGCTAGTCGCACTACCTATAGGTGCTGCGGGTGAAGTGTTACAGGTAGACACAGACACGCTGCTTCCTGTGTGGGGCCCCGCTGACGTACGCTCGTCTACCCGCGTCAAAGCGTTTCCAGCCAGCGTAACTGAGAAGCACTCGCAGGTGAATACGTACCGCACGTTCGGCGTTATCATGAACGACGACAGCGTTCGGATGTGGGGCGACAACGCGATCTACAAGCTCGGCGACGGCACTACTAACGACCGCTCTTACCCACAGCGTCCGGGGTTCCCGGCGGGTTTTCCCGGCGCGGAAAAGCTGTACTTAACGTGGAACGCCTCGATGTACTGTATCGACAAGAACGGCGAGCTGTGGGGCTGGGGTGACAACCCACAGGGACAAATAGGCACAGGAGACTTATCAGACCCACGCGTGCCATATAACGCTAGCGCCAACGCGCTAAACTCCATCAACGGCAAAGTGGTTACCCATCTAGCCATGCCCGGCGGCACTCAGAATTCGCACACAGTTATTGCTCTGTGCGACGACGGCACCGTCCACTCATGCGGATACAACGGGTATGGGCAGCTCGGCCAAGGCGACACCACCCAGCGCACCAACTTTAACCTCGTACCTGCCGTGACCGACATTGTCGACGTTGCGGCCACGCGAGAGACGCACATGGCGGTCTTTGCTGTCAAGGCAAACGGCACGCTGTACTCATGGGGCAGGAACGACGAGGGGCAGCTTGGCTCAGGCAGCACAACGCAGTCTAACTTGGCCGTTGCCCGGACAACAGGCTCGATTAGTGGCAAGACCATCGTCAAGGTCTTTTGCGGCCCCGGGTCGTCGTATGCGCTGGACAGTGACAACACGCTGCACAGCGCGGGACGCAACTCTGACGGACAGCTAGGCATCGGAAACACCACCGTCAGCCTTTCTTACGCACAAGCGACGACTGACGTTGCGCAGGTGTTTGCGGGCGGCTACGACAACCCCGTTGTCATGATTATCAAGACAGACGGCACGCTGTGGGCCTGCGGAGCGGGCGACTACGGCGCGAACGGCTCTGAGCCTTTTGGCGACCGGACGACGTTCCAACAGATCGATCTTGGCCAAACCGTGCAAAAGGTTGTCCATGGGGGCTCAGGCTCGTACAACTGGGCTATGGCGCTACTCGCCGATGGTACTTGCCGCTCGTGGGGTTATAACGGCAACGGACAGCTGCTGACTGGGGACACTACGAACCGTCTGCTCAGCGCGGTTAACACTGTCCCTACGGGCAACGCGACGATTGTTGATCTCGCCTGCTGGGGGCACACCTCTGAAGGCTCAGTCGGGCTACTCGCCTCTGACGGGCAGCTCTTTGTGGGCGGCTATGCAGGCGAATCTTCGTTGCCAGAGGACGATGACGAGAACTCATACGTTCCCATGCCCGTACCGTTCTAAAGGAAAACCATGCCCGCTAAGAAACAAGGCCTCTACGCCAATATCAATGCCAAGCAGGCCCGCATCAAGGCGGGCAGTGGCGAACGCATGAACAAGCCCGGCTCTAAGGCCGCCCCTACGGCGAACGACTTTAAAAAGTCCGCCAAGACAGCCAAGACAGCCAAGAAAGCGAAGTAGCCTCGTGCTTGCTGAACTGGCTATCGCCAACGCTGCCTTTGCAGTTATTAAAGAAACGGTTGCCAATGGTGGAGACATCATGGCAGCGGGGCAGCACCTGTTCAGCTTCTTTGATAACAAAGCGGCGATAGCCAAGAAAGCCAACGCAAGTGGCTCTGATTCAGAAGCGTTCTTTGCACTAGAGGCTATCAAACGAAACGAACAAGAGCTGCAAGAGCTAATGATCTACTGCGGGCGGGCCGGGTTGTGGGACGATTGGTTGCAGTTTCAAGCTGATGCCAAGCGAAAACGAGATGCGGCGGTCAAGGCTGAAGCGCTAGCTAGATATAAGCGCAAACAAACGATTTGGGCTTGGATAAATGGCTTTCTGATTGTTATATCGGTGGTGACTGGTGTAATAGTTATCGCCGTATTGGTGTGGGCCATATACACAAGGGGCGGAAATGGATGAACTTATTTCAATGGTTAAAGGCTTCGCGCCCGGTATTGCTACTGTACTTGGTGGTCCTCTGGCTGGCATGGCAGTTAGTGCGCTTTCTAAACAGCTTGGCGTCAAAGACGAAGTAGACGCTGTAATGCAGGCAATTAACAAAGACCCCGAAGCGGAAGCCAAAATCAAGCAACTCGAACACGACAAATTTAAAGCTATTCTTGCAGATAAAAACAGCGCTCGTGAGCGCGAAATGGCCATTGCTTCAAGCGCAAATGCGCCTCTCCTTAACAAAATTGTGACACCCGCTTTGGCGCTAGGCGTTGTGGGTTTATCGTTTCTGCTGTTCGCGGTGCTCATCTTTGTGGAAGTGAAGCCCGAGGCCAAGGACATCCTGATTTACATCTTGGGCGTGCTATCCGCCGCCGTAACACAAATCCTAAGCTACTACTTCGGCTCTAGCGTTGGTAGTAAAGATAAAGGTGAGCAGTTGAGGTCCGTTGTAAAATAGTTTGGGGGTAAGCTATGTCTTTCTGGATACCTGTTGCGTTTATTTGTTTTACTAATGGTGCCTGCGGGTTTGCTAACGGCACTTTAACGGCAACCGCCACCCAATGTGAACAGAGAAATTACGCGGTCAGACACAAACTAGCCACAGACTTAAGCGTTGACGCTTTTGAGCTTACATGCGTACAGATACCTAAAGAAGAGTTTATATGAACCTAACCGCCAACTTCTCCCTTGCGGAGATGACCAAAAGCGAAACCGCCCTACGCCATGACATCGACAATACCCCCGATGCCGACCAGCTAGAGAACCTGACCATCCTGTGTGAATGCGTGTTACAGCCTGTGCGTGAGCGCTTCGGCATGCCCGTTAAAGTCAACTCCGGCTTTCGCAGTGTTGAGGTAAACACTAAAGTGGGCGGCTCTAAAACGTCAGATCACTGTAAGGGTATGGCTGCGGACATCGAGATTCCCGGGGTGGCTAACGCTGAGCTGGCACAGTGGCTCGTAGATAACCTGAACTTCCGCCAAGTCATTCTTGAGTTCTACACTCCCGGCGTCCCAGATTCAGGTTGGGTGCACGTAAGCTACAACCCTGCGGACAACAAGAAGCAGGCGCTTACCGCCACAAAACAGAACGGCAAGACGGTTTACTTGAGCGGCCTAGTGGCATAAAAGCGTTGCGCCCTTTGGGGCCTATAGATTACAATCAGACACCATCTTAGGAGCGTATATGCCTTCGTCTACCAAACCCGGCACCATGGGTGCCTACAAGTCCCGCAATCCTGAAGCTGATGGCGACTTGTACGTCTCTTCTGCCGACCGCAAAAAAATGCAGGCCCAGAAGGATGAGTCCGAAACTCGTAAGAAGACCGCAGCGGCCTACGACGCAGCTGTCACCACGTACAAGCACGGCGGCATGGTGGGTGCTCCTGCACGCACAGTCAAGTGTACGCCGTACAAAGTAGGTAAGTAAGTGGCTAAGACTGCTGCATGGCAGCGTAAAGAGGGTAAAAGTGAGGCTGGCGGCTTGAACGCTAAAGGCCGTGCTTCTTACAACAAAGCCAACCCCGGCAAGCCCGGCCTCAAGGCTCCCCAGCCAGAGGGCGGCAAGCGTAAAGACTCGTTCTGCGCTCGCATGGAAGGCATGAAGAAGAAGCTCACTAGCGAGAAGACCGCGAAAGACCCGAACAGTCGTATAAACAAGAGCCTTAAGGCTTGGAATTGCTAACATGAACATATCCGACTCAACCAAAACCGTGGTGGATTTCGCGTCTGTTTTTACTGTGTTAGGAACACTTGTGGAT